TATAGGGAAATCTTTAACAGGAGGATATGTTCCTTTTGGCGCTGCATTGGTATGTGATCGTATTAATCAAGCAGTGAAGGATGCTAAATGGGATCACACTCACACATGGTGTCCGGTTATGGATGGAATATATCTAGCCAACGTTATGATCAACAAGCTCGAACAAGATCTTCCTAAAGTACCTCAGATTGAACAACGATTTACAGATATAATGAAAAAGCATCGAATACATTCAAAAGGTCAAGGATTATTCCAAGAAGTTTTCAGCCCTACTAAAGAAGAAGATCTGTATGAACATGGTCTACTAATATCTATTAGATCTGAGAATTCGGTTAAGATTATACTACCTATAATTGCCGACGATGAATATTTTGAATTTTTAGATACAGCAATATCAAAATTAATTAATCTATAAAATGCAACTAGACCTAAATCATTTTCACCATTGGATGCGTGCGGTTCGACAAAGTTCTGATCCTATGCGTACCATGGACGCATTTTGGGCGGGTCAAATGAAGAGCAAATCTTGGCTGGTGAACGAACTTAAACGCCAGCGTGGCAATGTCAAATCATGGCCTACTATAGATATTCATGGCGGTTGGGTTGGAACCTTGGCAAGTATGCTATTTCAGAGCGGTATGTATATTGATCATATTAATAGTATCGATATTGATCCGGAATGTGAAGCTGTTGCTAACACAATGAATCAAATAGAATACGAAGGTAACAAGTTTAAGGCCATTACAGCTGATATGTGCAGTTTCAAAAGTAATGCTGATATTATCATTAACACCAGTTGTGAACATATCACACAAGAACAATACAATACTTGGTTGGCATTACAACCTAACTCGCTGTTTGTTCTGCAAAGCAACAACTACGACATACCCGAACATGTTAGAACTGCTAAAGATCTAGAAGAGTTTAAACAACAAAGCGGCCTTGATGTCATTTGGTCAGGACATCTTGAAACACAGTTGTATACACGTTGGATGATCATAGGAAAGAAAAATGTTTAAGATGGTTCCGTGGTCTTTAGATTTAGATCTAACAGAATTTTATATCAAGGCTGAGGCTAAAGGTTTTAAGAACAATAGCACACAAAAAATGTTGGTTGATTGTTTTGACAATGAAAGACATAAACAAACCTGGATCTTATATTATGACAACAAAGCTATAGGTAGTGTTGCGGCACACAGTTTAGATTTACCACAATTAGGTGAAGATGCTTATCGTATCTGCGCTCGAACTTGTATATTAACAGATGAATTACCTCTTACAAGTTTACGAACTATTTCTGGAATTATCAATCATCAAAATTATACAGCTCAATATTTAATACCAGCCTGCATTAGTTGGGCACCACCGTGGGGCGATTTATATATCACCAGCACAGAAAATGCTGTAGGATCACAACGATTGGTTAACAGAATATTTTGTCCTGCACTTGAGGCAACAGGTGTATTAGAATTTGCAGGAAAACATCTCTATAGAAATACTGAACAATCTTTCTGGAAGGTTAACGTTAATAAATTTAACGAGGAATTAGATACACACGGTCGCTGGACTGATATAGTCTTTGAGTAATTCTTTCAATCTCCCATAGCCCATTCTTCTATTTTCACCAATAACCCTAACAACGATACTTACACAAAATCTTCTATGATCAGAAAGATTGATAACATCGTGTATTTCGCTAGCATTAATTATTGTAGGTTTGCTGATTTGATGCTGATGATCTAGAGTACAATCTTGTCGATCACAGGCCCAATAGTCTGTGCCGATAGGACTTTTCATTAATTGTAGTTCTTTGTTTTCTTTAAGTTTAAACCAGCGCATCCATGTTTCGCCTTGATCATATACCCAATTCATTTTACATGCATCGGGAGGATCTATCTCGTCAAGATGCATGAAAATATTTCCATTTGGAGGACAATAAAATAATTCCGAATGTTCTATTTCAAGATTGTTGTCATTTAACCAGTTGTAAAATTCCGGACTAATAGCATCTTTGGGGATAACAAACTGAGCAGGAGCTTCGTCGGTAACAGGCAGCTTAGAAAAATAATCAGGATCATTCAATATATAATCAATCCCAATATTTAAATCCACACAATATTCCATTATTCGAGATCCTTGCGTAAAAAACTTATGATCAGAACACCTCTTACAGAATTAGTATTATTGTAAGCCCAATGATCGGTGCTCTCATCAAATATATTTAAGTCTCCATTTTTTAATCTACGATCTACACCCCCAACAACTAACCCTGTTCCGGGAAGGGTATCTAATGTTAAATGATATTTTATCACGGTGGTTGAATGATCATCAACTGCGCTTTCATCGTGATCTTGATGTTCGTCTATTTTGCTATGTGGACGTAGGATGGAAAACGTAGCTAACAGTGGACGCACATTTAGATCCATTAATAGATCAATAGTTTGAGAACTTCGATCTTTCCATGGTTTGTATAGATACATCAGGGGATATACCTGCCAAAAATAATCTGTATTTTTTGGACATTTTAAAAGACCGTCGATTCCGTCATCGCTGTAAGGATAATCATAATATTGATCTAAAGGAATATTTTGATATTCTTTTTGGATCGTTTCAAAATTATCTAATAATCGTTGATGATTTAATTTAGGAAAGGCGGTTGTAAACATTATAGAATAGTTTCGCAGTTGCTGAGATCTAAAGTTAGTACATCGTGTACCCAAATGTTTCCGTAAATGTGTATTCGATCTGTGTTGCTTCTGTTGTCAGTTGAATGTAGATGTGTGGTATTAACAATATAACACCAACCATCGGCAGGAATATGTAATTCTTTTCCAGCAATGGTAAATTTAGCATCTGGATCGGTTTCTATAGCTATATGAAATCTAAATTTATCGTGCCCATCTTGATGCGCAGGCAATGCCGTGCCTGGAGTATGGATTGCTATTTGTATATCATGTGGAGGTATAGGCATATTTTCAAATATTTCTAATCCGTATCCAAAGCAACACTCTCTGGCTCCTAGCCCTTGAAAATGATCCACTCTATTCTGAGGCATATCAGCATTGTATTCGTCTTTGGCAATGATCCGTAGCCAAGGAACTGGTCCTTTGGTATCGTCACCCCAGGTAAGCATTAACCATCCAGTGTCTGGCATTGCACCAGGTTTTTCTAATTTTTCATTAGGATCATTTTTCCACATGTACTTGTGTGTGCCGTATCTCCAGACCCAATCACTGTATCGTTCCATAGTTTCTTTATGCCAATCTCGCAGTCTTTCAAGGTCAATTTTAAACCACCGTTTAATGACCCACCCTGTGTCTACAACAGGATAATCAAACACACAGTCATCTAATGTTTCAGACAATGGATTACTTTGATTATCTGTGATAACCTTAATATCTGCATTGGATAATTTCTTTAAGATAGTTTCAAAGTCCCATGGTTCTATAAACTGCAACGATGCAGATGTACGTATTTCAGGAGCAACAATGATATGCGGTACACTGGTATTGATCACACAAGGACCTTGATCATCCCAAATGTCTGCAGGAGTGATTCCTTTTACGTCTACGGGAATGTAGGCGGTAACATTAGGAGTAACCCAATCGGTAGATGCTTCATTACCATACATGACTGTTTTATCAACACCGGGCATATTGTAAAATTGTACCTGACTCTTATTATACGTTAACGTCCAATTAACAGCAGCCGGCAGTATTTCACCTTCCCCATTACAATCGATATGTGCAATATGTGGATCTAACGCGAGCCAATGCCAAATAACAACATTTTGAACATTGAGATCGCGATCCTGCAACCATTTTAAGAATTCTGGATTAAGTACTTCTGGACTTAGTTTAGCTTTATGTACGAAATTATCAACAACAGGCACTGCTGTTAATATATCGATCTTAGTTTTATCGATTAAATTATTAACATCAAATGGAATTAATGTTGAAACATTTTGTGTGTACGGTAGCATAGGTTATTCATCACATAAAACTATATAATAGTATTTATTGACCAGTTAACGAATGTTTTATTATAGTGAACTAATAACCAACAACTATATACAATATTTCACTACTCTAAATCTTTACGTAAAACATTATAGAATAGTTTCGCAGTTGCTGAGATCTAAAGTTACTACATCGTGCATCCATACATCTCCATATATGTGTACTCGATCTGTAGTACCTCTATTATCGGTTGAGTGTAGATATGTAGTATTAACAAGATAACACCATCCATCGGCTGGAATATGGGTTTCTATTCCGTTAATAATAAATTTAGCATCTGGATTAGTTTCTACAGCTATATGGAATCTAATCTTATCAGGTTCGTCTTGATGAGGAGGTAATTTTGTTTTTGGTGTGTGAATAGAAAACTGTAGGTCGTGTGGTGGGATAGGCATGTTCTCAAAGATTTCTAAACCGTATCCAAAACAACATTCTCTGGCTCCTAATTTCTGACCATGATCGGCTCTATTCTCAGGCATCGTGGTGTTATACTCATCTTTGGTGATAGTACGCAACCAAGGAACAGGACCTTCTCGATCATCTCCCCAGGTAAGCATTAACCATCCGGTGTCTGGTTGAAAACAATCTTTTAAAGTTTCTTGAGGATCGTACTTCCACATATATTTGTGTGTGCCGTATCTCCAAACCCAATCGCTATAGCGTTCCATAGTTTCTTTATGCCAGGATTTTAATCTTTCAAAATCAACTTTGAACCATTTCTTAATAATCCACCCGGTGTCTACGATAGGATAATCAAACAAACAATCAGTTAGTTGACTGGCCAATGGATTGTGTTGCTTATGCTGAACTAATCGAAATTTATGATTAGATAATTTTTCTAATACTGATTCAAAGTCCCAAGGTTTTGCAAATTGTAAAGAAACTGAGATTCTCATTTCAGGTGCAACAACCATGTGAGGTACACTAATATTAATTAAACAGGGACCTTGATCAGACCAATCATCTATAGGTTTGATTCCTTTAACATCTACCGGAATATAAGCAGTGACGTGTGGAGTGACCCAATCTGCAGCCGCCTCGTTTCCGTACATAACGGTTTTATCTACGTTAGGCATATTGTAAAAATTTACTTTACTACCGGATTCAGTTAAAGTCCAATTAATTGCACAGGTTGTTTTCGTCACTCCGGTTTCGTCACAGTCAATGTGTGCAATATGAGGATCTAATGCTAACCAGTGCCAAACAACAACACTTTCTACATCTAGATCAAGAGATTGTAACCATTTTAAGAATTCTGGATTAAGCACTTCAGGACTTAATTTTGTTTTATGTACAAAGTTATCGCTGGCTGGGGATTCTGTTAATATTTCAATCTTAGACTTGTCGATAAGATCGTCAATATTAAATGGAATAAATTTGGAAATAGGTTGAGTATATGGAAGCATTATACTATTTATTTCCTTTTCTAGTTACCAGATATAGAATACGCATAGAATTATTTCTAGACCACTGGTCAAACAGATATATAGAGTATGTTCAGATTTCACGACCTAAAAAGCATACATCTAGAGATCACTAATAACTGTCAAGCCAGTTGTCCTATGTGTGCTAGAAACGATCACGGTGGCCTACCTAATCCTTTGATCAAATTAAAGGATTGGTCTCTAGACGATTTTAAAAAAATCATTAACAAAGAAGTTCTAGCCCAAATTGAACATCTCTACTTTTGTGGCAATTTTGGAGATCCATTAGTAAACAATAATCTCTTAGAAATGTGCGAATATGTGAGAGATAATAGCGACATACTTGTCCGTATACACACTAACGGTAGCTTGCGGTCCGAGGAATGGTGGAAAAAATTAGCTAAAGTAATGCCTAAGAATCATGTGGTTATTTTTGGTATCGACGGATTGGTTGATACTCATCATCTATATCGTATAGGTACAGATTGGAATAAGATTATTGGTAATGCACGTGCTTTTATACAGGCAGGCGGAATAGCTGAATGGGCTTATATCAAGTTTGAACACAATCAACATCAGGTTGACGATGCTCGAAAAATAGCAGATGAGGTAGGATTTAAATCATTTACAGTAAAGAACACTATTAGATTTTTAGAACCAGATTACCCTGTATATGATAAGACCGGTGAAACAAAATATTATATTAAACCTCCTACAGACAACGCAGTAAAATTTGTAGACAAGGATATAATCAACCAATTTAATACCTGGTATAGTAGTGTTGAAATAGATTGCCAAGTTAAACAAAATAAAGAACTATATATTGATGCATTTGGACATATATATCCGTGCTGTTGGATGGGGTCAACTCAGTATCAATACAATAAACCAGATACCATAATCTATCCTTACAAACAACAGTCTGTAAAAGAGCAAGGTGAATGGTTGTTGGATCTAGGAGGTCAAGATGCGTTGGATCTTAACAAGGTGTCAATAAAAGAAATATTAGATTCAAAAAAATGGAAAACTATATGGGACACATATTGGCATAAGAAAAAAATGTTAGTATGTGCTAAAAATTGTGGTAACACTAAAGAGAATATGTTCTCAAAACCCAAAGACCAATTTGTAGAAAGGATTAACTTTGACTGATCAAATTTTTTGGTATGCTAAAGAAGATACTAAGTTAGGATCATGGCAACGAAAAGTAGAAACGTTGTCAGGAAGTCCTACGTTCTGTATTTTACCATGGATACACTTCGCTACTCGACCTAATGGTGATATGAGATTATGTTGTTCAGCCAATGCCAGCGGAGCAGGTGAGAACCACACAATAGGATTAGTACGTAACGAGCAAGGTGAACCGGCAAACTTTGGTCGTGAAACGCCTATGAGTGCTTGGAATAATGAGTACATGAAATCAGTTCGTACCACAATGCTCAACGGAGAGATTCCTGCTAGCTGTTCTAAATGCTATGATGAAGAAAGCAAAGGGGTTGCCAGCAAGCGTATGTGGGAAACAGGCTCTTGGATTCAGGATGGAATTGATGTTGAAGAACTAGTTCAACAAACCCAAGAAGATGGAACGATCCCAGAAAAATTAGTTTATCTAGATCTACGCTTAGGACATACATGTAATTTAAAATGCGTAATGTGTAGTCCTCATGATAGCAGCCAATGGGTTCCTGATCATAAAAAACTCTATCCTTTATTTGAAGCAAAAGAATTAAAGGAACAGATGAGATGGGACAGCACAACTTTTAATAATAAGTGGCATGAAAATCCAGACTTCTGGAAAGAAATGTATGCTCAAATACCTAATCTTAAGCAAGTATATTTTGCTGGGGGAGAACCTTTAGTAATTAAAGAGCACAAAATGTTCCTAGAAGAAATTATTAGACAAGGGTATGCTGATAAAATACTTGTTCGATATAACACCAATGGTCTTTTAATTGATGATTCCATAATTGAGTTGTGGACTAAATTTAAAAAAGTTAAGGTAGGATTTAGTCTCGACGGTACTAGTGAACGTAATCGATATATTAGATATGATTCGAGCTGGCGTAAAATCATGGCTAATTTGCGTAGGTTGGATGATACACCGGATAACATACAGGTCAGCATAGCTACTGCCATACAGATATTAAACATCAAACATTTGCCAGACTTTGCCAAGTGGAAGGTTACACAAAAATTCAAAAAGATTAACCTACAGAATATTGTAGATGGTACAGAAGCAGGTGGCGGATTATTTAACATGCACCTGTTGTACATACCAACATATCTTAGTATCAGATGCTTGCCAGAAAAAGATAAACAAGAAGTTCGAGAAGCATTTAAAGAATTGCAGATTTGGTTGTTTACCCATTATAGACAAGACGACGACTTCTGGAAAAAGAATCCATATGGTTGGTCGCGCTGGAAGGCAGTATTAGATTTTATGGATAGCGAAGATCACACTGATCAATTGCCTGCATTTAAAGAATATATACAACGATTAGATAATTTACGTGGTACAGACGCTAAGGCAATATTCCCAGAACTTGCTCATTTAGTATGATCACAGAAATTTCTAATAACTATAAATCAGATTTTCTTCGTATAGAATATATGTTAGGAAATACCTGTAATCATAAATGTTCTTATTGCTTTCCTAATAATAATGAAGGAACCTTTCCTTGGCCTGATGTTGGAATGGTAAAAGAAAATTTAGGTCATCTATTGGATCATTATCGAGATCACGGAAAGAATACCTTCCAATTTTATTTGGTAGGAGGAGAACCTACAATATGGAAGGATCTTCCTGAACTTACAGAATTCCTTAAAAGCAAATACAATGCCTATATTAATGTATCAACTAATGCTAGTCGAAGTTTAAACTGGTGGATTGCCAATGCTGATTATTACGACAATATTGAAATATCTGTACATCACGAATTTGTTGACATTGATCACATAATCAAAGTTGCTGATATGATATATGATCGCAAGCGTCATGTTGTTGCTAATGTATTGATGGATCCTGATCATTTTGAAAAATGTAAAGATATTGTTGAAAAGTTAAAGACCAGTAAGAACAGTTGGGGTATAATAGCCAAGGGTGTGTTGTATAGTGGGCAAACAAGATATACAGAGGAACAGAAAGAATATTTTAATCCTGCAGAGAAACGTGCTCCTAACCTTCTTTGGTATATTCGCAGCCTAAGAGAACCCGAATACACTAGAAAAGTCTATATTATAGAAGACGATGTTAAAAAACGTGTGCCTAACGATAGTTGGATTATGTTAAACGACCGTAATCACTTTCGTGGGTGGACCTGTAATTTAGGAGTAGACTTTTTAGAAATATATCAAGACGGTACCATATCTGGAAATTGTAGACAGCGTGTATATGGAATGGATCATTTCAATTTGTACGACCAAGAGTTTGTCGAAAAGTTTTCACCTGAAATTAAACCCATCGTATGTCAAAAAGATACCTGCGAATGTAGCAGCGAAGTTGCTATAAAGAAATATGTTTGAAATATTAGAACCCATACTTACAGATAAACCAGGATTTCATATCACTTGGGAGTTAACTCTTAAGTGTAACTTAGATTGTTCGTACTGCGACAGTAACGGACACAATAATTCAGTCCCCCATCCCGATACAGAAGAATGTTTAAAGACCTTAGACTTTCTATTAAGATATGTTGATCTTTATATGACGTATAAAGCGCCAAGCCATAGATCGGCAATTTTAAATGTATTTGGAGGCGAAGCGATATACCATCCTGGGTTTGTTACTATCTTAGAAGAAGCACGTAAGAGATATGAACAATATCGAAACAAATGGTATCTTAGTATCCACTGTGTTACTAATGCGGTGGCTCCAGAAAACACATGGAAAAAGATATTAGACAATGTTGATTCTTTTACAATCAGCTATCATACAGAAAGTCGTAGTGATCAACAACAACAGGTTAGAAACAATATATTAGCCTTGAAAGAAACTGGTAAATGGTATCAGTGTTCTATTCTAATGCACCCCAAACATTTTGATAACAATTTAGAAATGATCGAATGGTGCAAGGATAATAATATCCCTTATCTACCAAGGCAATTAGATCAACATAAAGATTCTGAAGATTTTAAATATCAACCAGAACAGATTGTTTGGTTTAATAATCTTTACAAAAAGAAAGAAACTAAAACTATAGCTGTGTTAGAAGTCAAAGAAGAAAAGACCAATATATCAGAAGTAGGACGTGCTTGTTGTGGTGGTACAGGATTTTGTGTTGATCGAGACACAGATAATTCAACTTTCTTTATTCCTGATAACAAATTTGAAGGTTGGAGTTGTTCAGTTAATTGGTTTTTTGTATTTGTTAAACAGACAGAGCGTGCTGTTTATGTGAATAAAGACTGCAAAATGAACTTCAACGGTGAAGTGGCTCCGATCGGATACTTAGATGATGCTGAACATATCTTACAGGATCTTGAAATCAACTTAACAAATAATACAATGCCTGTGATTAAATGTAAAAAACGTGCTTGTTGGTGTGGGCTATGCGCTCCTAAAGCAAGAACTGAAGATCTTTACAACACTATGATGCTATCTAACTATATCATTCCACAACAGATCGAAGTCTGATCTTTCTTTTGCTTTCGGTATACACATACCACACCCACAACGTTGATTAGGGCATACTATAGGAGTTGGGTTTTCTAATCTTTTTGATAGTCCAGATAACATATTTTGAGTATCATTAAGATTACCGATCGATCCTCTTTGGCCTTCATGTTTGGCCTGACAGGTTTGATGATGATAAACAGACCCGGTATGTTGGTCAATGTGTAAGAAATACCAATCAACCATACAATTCCAATCTTTAAATTCTGTATTAACTAATTTTACTTCTTGCCATTGATCATTAACTTTACCTTGTAAACAACGTCCACCACAACATGCTCGACCTAATTGTGTTCCTGCCTTGATTTCTTCTGCCGATCCTTTAAGTCCCATTTCATCAAAGAACCATTGTTGTTGAAATTTATCATATTCGTGACTAGTACGTCTGTTGCTTCCGTCTGCATCGATAAACCATCCCGATCTTTCAGTAACTCCGTCTCCGATTGGACGGGGATTTACTTTAATCTGATGGCGTTTAAGAGAATTGTAAACATCTATACATTCTTCCCAGTGATCTACATGTAACATAACATTGATCTGCATCCATAAGCCTGCATCTCGTAATGCTATAATATTTTTTAATACTTGTTTTTTAAGTTCAGGATGGCCTTCGGCATGATAACTAACTGTTACCCCGTGGAAGCGATCGATAATCTTTTGTGTATATTTGCTGTTCCATGCGCCATTAGTAGTTAGACTTAGTTGGAATTCACCCGATTCATTGATATGATCTACTAAATCCCAAAAAGCAGGATTCATAGTAGGTTCGCCGCCTGTGAAATTTATATTGGTATGTGATGTAAATTTACGTTTGCCGTTGTATAAAGATGTCCACGATTTAATAAATTCAAATGTTTTTTTAAGTTCTTCTAGACTATGATGTGGACTAACATTGTCGTGACGACTAACTTCACAATAGGAACAATCGTAGTTACATCTACGACCTAAGTCCCAGGTAACCATCATAGGTTCCGGTTTTATTAATTTAATCGCTGTGGTTTTGATCATTGATTTTAGTTAATGGAATATCGGCAGCACAAGTACACCAGTCGCGGGTACAGATAACAGGATCAGTAGGAATAATAAATGTATCATTGTAGATATTACCCAGACTATCCCCAACTCTACAGGTTGCACGATGAACTTCACCGTCCCAATTAATCATGAGACTTTCTATACCTGCACTACAGGTCCATCCCTTAAATTGATTCTGTTTCTTTTTAATAATATCATTAGCATGTACAATATATTCTTCATCTACACGACAATTAGGTTTAGCAGTAGCATCTTGTGAAATAAGCCATTCTAGATCTTTCCCATCATATCGCATATCGTCAAATATATTATGATCTCCTTCAGTCCAACGTATTCTACGAACAGCATATCTTATTCCTACATCTTTTAATCTTTCCACAACAAATCTAACGTCAGCCATATGATCATGATGAGCCATGACATTTACAAAGAAATCTCTCTCAGTAGCATCGTAAAATTCGTTAATAGTTCTAAGAATACGTTGCCAGTCGTGTTCAAAATGTAAACTGAATACTAAGTGATTAAAAAACATTTCGTTGTCCAGATACCATTTTGCTGGACGAGTTCCGTTAGTAGTTAGATTAACCCAAAAAACATCTTTTCTTTTAAAATAATCAAATAGGTCTTCGATGTCTGGATGAACCGCAGGTTCACCGCCCGTTAAACTAATACGCAATGGCTTCCCTAACGCACACAAACGGTCTACAGTGCGTTCTAATATATCGATAGGGGTATGTGGACTATAGTTGTCATGAATACTGTCTGGACAGTAACTACAATCATAGTTACAACGTTTGCCAAGATTCCACTCAACTTTAATCTGATCTTGATGGGGCCATGCCGAAGTTATCTTAAACATAAGGTTTAAACTCCGGAACTATGTCTAATAGATTTTGCCCACGAGATACATCTAATACTTGATTGAATTCTAAAAACTCTTTCCATAAATGATTTTGATCTTTTGCTCGTAGATAGTTGATATTGTCTTCAATTTGTCTTAGTGTGATTCCTAACAATATAGGATGTTTCTTAATGTTCTCAAAATTAGGAATACGTAACTTCATTTGTTCTAATCGTTCGATAGCAAGTTCTTTTAACTCTTTTGGAAGTACCTGAGCTGATAATACATTAGGATAACTTACGCGATGGCTGTAAAATACTATACCCATTTTATTAATGAAATAATCTACGCATTCTGCGGCTTGTAAAATATTACCAGCCTGTGCGGTGAAAGCACCAACCACACGTGAAACATTTGGTATAGTCTGTATTTCTTTAACATTTTTCTCAACTTCAGAAAAGTTACCATTACCACGGATATAATTGTAAACGTCATTGATGCCATCAATAGATACATTAACAGCAACTGATTTGAAATAAGGCCAATAGTCATGTACAGTCCTTCCGCCTTTGATTCCTAGAGTGGTACCATTGGTAGCATATTTGATCTCTATATTCTTGCCATACGGTTTAAGCATGTCTAAAATTTTGTAATGCTGTGGATCCATTAACGGCTCACCACCGGCAAATTCTACCCGTCTAAAGTGCGGCAGCAGTTTTTCAAAACTTTCCCACCAGTTGTCTGTATCATCAAACGGACCTATATATTTTCCAGGTTTGCTGACAAATCTATCTACAGTTTTAACTAGGTAGTTACCTTCTTTAGCATAGAATGGTTTAACTTCATCCCAATCAGTCCAGCTGGTACTGTCTAAAGGATTACACATACGGCAGCGTAGATTGCACAAATTGTTGAGTTTGATCTCCATGGTTGGAAATTCGAAAGGCATGGTATAATCTTCACGCAGTGCGTCTAATGCGTTAGGATATAGATTGATTCGTGCTTCAGGAATCTCACCTTTAATGTGACGTTGGCGTAAACTTTCAACGCCTTGGTCTTCTAGATCAAAGCAAGGTTTGCACACTTCTGGACGCTCACCGCAAAGTACCTGTCTACGAACTTCTCTCATATGATGACCGTTCCAAATATGTTCTAGACTATCATCTTGTATCCAGCCAATAGGTTGGCTTCGGCAGCATACTTTAACAGCACCATCTTCTCTAGTTGCTACACCTGTAAATGGATGTAAGCAGAATGTTTTGCTTTCTTTACCAGTCATTTTTATGCCATATTGGTTTTGTTAATTCTTTAATATCTACTGTAATTAGATCACTCGCCTGAGCAAATTTACTGTACTTATCGTAAGATTTAAACCCTTTATAGGCACGATTTTCAAGTATAACCCACGCATCAGGTACAGTGTGTTTTAATTGCTCTATAGTTTTGTTTTCTAATTGCAGTCTATATACTAAGGTGTAAAAAATAGCAGTTGAATGATAACTAAAAACATGGCTGAGATTAATTAATGTGTTACGATCGTTGTAACTAGGATCGATCCAATTATGTCCAACTTCTTCATGTAAGAAATCCTTGTAACAGAATTCAAAAGAAACTTTCTGTTTGATTTCAGGCCATATAGAATTCCAACCCACCGTCTGTTTAAATTCTTCCCAACGCTCTTGTAATCCGGTTTTTACACCATACCAAGTATCACTAGGCAAACCTAGAAACTCTGTTTTTTCACGACCAAATGTTTCTAAGAATTTTATATAATCGATGCCATCCCACTCTAAAAGACGTTTGGTGAATTCTAAGAACATCATATTGTAGTCTACAAACTTAACTCTAGTACCTTGCTCAAACCCATATTTCTTTAGATAAAATATCCAATCAAGACCGTTACAGGTTGTAATTAAATTCTTTAAAGGACCATCTAGATCATATTCTGGTAAACTAGAAGTTCCAAACGGATTGATCCAATGCCTTGCCGCCACTGTTGTTTCTAAATAAAATTTACTTTGATGCTGAACAGGATTTCCGTCATCGGGATAAAAATATCTTTTGGAATTTCTAAAACCTTCATCAAATACCAAGACTGATAAATTATTTTCAAATGCCAAACTTAGAATATTCCATCCATAACACTTATGTTCAAAGTTTTTACGTTCGTGTCCTGATTTAACCCACAACGGAGTATAATCATCATGATAATTTTCTTCACTTCTAATAGGAACGATTTGTTCGTGATTAGTATATAAGGTCTTTTTTCCAATGTCGGGACAATCTAATCTTTGGTATTGACCTAAATTAATTACATAACATTGTGGATGTAATTCATAATAGGCAATTTTTTTGTCTAGTATATGCCCCATTAGGAACCAGTCTTCTTTGACTTTTTGGTCTAATAAGGGATAAAAGTCTAAATAATCTCCCCAGATAGTTCCCATTAGAGCTACCACAGCATGATGGTATCCATTTACCGATGCAATTCTTAGTAGTTCATCTTCGTTATCACCAACTAGAACATCATATCCGTTACCTGCAAGTGTGGCTATTTCAAAGTCAGCACTATTTTTAACCAGCTCAGTTAACCATGGGGTAGGATATTGATCTGTGCTATCTATAATACAAAAAACTGTAGATTTATTTGTATCTTTAATAGATCTAAATGTTTGAAATGACATTTTTACCTTTTAGACTTTTGAATATTAAATTAGAAAAATCTTCTAATCTATCTCCAATTATACATTCAGCAATCATATGGATCCTTGTTTGAGAACTATGATTTATTATAGCATGATTGCGAGTATTATTCAAGATATAAATGCTACCTTCTTGCCAAGGTAAAACCCCACACTCCTCGCTAATCATTTCGCATCCGGTTGGATGAGTAATAGCTAGATTAATCGCTATAGTTTCATTTAATACATCTAGATCTTTAAGAGATAAATGTCGACCCCAGTCAGGTAGATCATTATGAACATCAATATATCCGCCTGGATCGAGCTTCATGAATCGTAATCTTTTAAATCCCTGTACAGGAAAATTCTTCCAAAAGTTTACAATGGTAGGAACACTATTGGCTAACTCAGTCCAATCAAAATGTTGTTTAGTAATATCATCGTGATGTGTAGTTTCTGAGATATTGACCCCATGAACACAACAACTGCTCCATCCTTGGTGTATTTCTCCGCTACGATGTGTAACATAGTAGGGTTCGGCAGCAGTCATTTCTTGTTTAAAACTGTTGAGATCAAAATCTATATCTAATTTTAACCAACCAATTGTATCTTGTTTAAACAACCATCTGGTGGTATTTACAGGATCAGTAACATTAACATCAACAGCCCAATTTAAATTTTTATTTTGATCGGCAAAGTCTAATAAATGCTGAGGAATCATTGCGATAATGCCCAATTACGTTCTTGGCACCAAAAACATTTTCCACAAGTTGGTATTGTTTGTCCCGGAACATAGGTTCGATAATCAATTCCTTCGAAGACGTCTGGAAAGGTCTGAGTATCTCCCTCGCAGGATCTCGTCTTGCTCAGTAAATTTTCAAGATTGAAATTTTTATATTGTCTGATAATCCAATCTTTAGATGTGAATCTAAAGGGATGACAAACATATATTCCCTGTTGAAAGTCAACCAACAGATGAATATTTTCTTCAGTAAGTTCGTTATTGCGATCGTCTGGTTTAAAGGTAATACTATCCAGCGGCGGATTTTTGGTTATTCCGGCAAACCAAGCATTGATTTTTTGAGTGAAACATACATATTCAGCATGACTTCTGACACTGATTTGATCACCACTTTTCATATGACCATATTCGTCTTTGATAATCGGTCCGATATTACCGTATTCAATATCAGGAGCAATAAAGTTTTCGTGTCTGATAAACTCTATAGTAGGAAATCTAACACATAACTCATAATAGACATTTAGTGAATCCCACTTTTGCCAAGGTCTCGTTTTCCACATACGAATGTTGCTGATAATGTGTACCTGGATTTTGAGATTATTTTTAACAATCAAGTCACAGAGTATGTAGGCCAGCATGGCCGAATCGGCACCACCGCTAATACTAACAGCGATCTTTTTCCATTCAGGATTTAAAACAAATGCTACCCCATCAATGTCATGGGTATAGTCTTTATAGGCCCAATTTTTTATTAATGTATTCACTCTTGATTTCTCTAGCTCGTATAGTTAAATTATTTTGCACTTCCCAACCATTTTCTTGTTCGTGTAACCCCAAGGCAAACTCGATACTTTCTGAAACAGACAGCATAGAAAACAATTTCCATGAATCTAGATATCCTGGTCGAAATCTACGAATCTGTTCATCAACAGCTTCTATAGCATCATACATATTCATATTTTCATTTTCCCAGATAGTTAGATCATTAGAAAAGAAATTATGTCTATTGTATAATTCTCTTTTTTCCTGTTTCATAATTTTATATCCGTATTTTTCATAATCTTCGTCAATGGTGGATTTTTTTCCGGTAAGATTAATATTAAACGGAAAAGCGATGACATTTTGATCACTCCAATTAGTACACAACCAATCAAGTGCCAGTGCTATACTTTCCTTAGTTTCTTTTGGTAAACCATATACCAATGAAACGGTTCCACGATATTTTTTTATTGAGCTAAGGAAGTAATCTCTAGTATCCAATAACCCTGCTTTAATCTTGTCAGGGTGCATACCCTTACCAATAGATTTACCAGTATCGTGGTTAAATGTTTCAATACCAAAATAATGAGACCAGACTCCGGCGTCAGCTAACAATTCTTTTTGTTGCGGACGACTGAATAAAATGTCCCCACGTATAAAAGCACTAAAATTAGGTTCAAAAGACAAACGTTTAGCTATATTGCCCATCTTGACTAATTTTTCGTCACGATCGTTTAAAGTTTCATCTGCGACCTGGTAGTTACTAACACCATAAAGATCATAGTTTCTTTGTAACTCGGTATAGAATCCGTCTAGGTCACGAGTAGTATCTTCTTTCACACCTAACACAGGAAAGTTACAGAAGGTGCAAGCGAATTTACAACCTCTGGATATTTCTGTAGATAAGGTTTCATTAGGATAGATAAAATCTCTAGGTTCATAATCGATGCTAAGATCACTCATCGGCCATGCTGGATAGAAAGCATTGGCATCGATATACCATCCGTTTTTTCTTGGAACGCCTTTAGGGAAAGTTCCATTGCTAAATTTATATTTTAACACTGTTAATACCGCATGTTCTCCAAATCCTCCGATAATATAATCGATGTCATCGTAGATTGGAAAATGGATACTAGGATTTTGTCCGCCTGCTAGCGTCATTATATCTGGATAATTTTCTTTGATATGTCTTAATAAATCAATCAATATTTTTTGGACTGGATCTGATGAATAATTGATCCATGTCGCACTGAAACCAACCCAAGATAGTTGCCCGGCTTGGTGTCTTATTTTAATCAGCTCTTTAAGTTGATCCAGAGTCCAATGATAGAAAAAGTCGACTACTTCAATGTCCCATCCTTCTTTTCGTAATACCGTGGCGATCCGATATGCACCACCAACACGTTCTAATCCGCCGGATCTTTCGTAGCCTGTAAATATGATTGCTTTCATACCAGTATTTAACTATAGCTATAACCCCTTCAAATAAATATGAAGCTATGGAAAACTTTGAATACTATTACAATAATACGCCAGATCACGGATTGGTTAGGAATAATCTAATCTATACCAGCTTAATATCCAAAGATAAAAAGACATTCGTACAATGGTACTATAATGATACTGAATATCATCAAGGTAAAAATCAAATAATTGATAAAGATCTTATGTCCGAAAAATGGGCAAAAGAACTCTATTTTTTAAATCAAATGTCTACAAATAAATCCGATCTGGTACCTAAGATTTTAGATATAGATCTCAATGAAAAGAAAATCTATTTAAAGATAGACGGTGTAGATTTTTGGCAACGCAGTTTGGATAACAATTGTAACTTTGATCAAGTATTACCAGATTGGCAAGATCAAATGTTAGCTATTTTACAAGCACACAAAGATCTAGGATTTTACAAATACAGTCTGCATCCTAGCAGTTATTTTATTATAGATGGGCAACTAAAGAGCATTAATTATTTCTTCTGCCATACCCCCGACGAACCAATGGTTCCGTTGAATCATTTCCGTAGCCATATTAGTAATGATCGTCAGGCTAAATTAGAAGGATATTTTACTGCCCACAATCTAAGTTGGGATAGCGTATTATCATATGATATATTACAGCAAATGACTTTTGAAAGTTTTCGAAGTAACTACTCTAGTGATTTTATAGAAAGAGCAAAGAAAATTTATGTATCTTAAGAAACTAGATTATCAAGTTGATATACAACCATTCTCAAAGTATCTTAAAGATATTAAATGGGATAAAGATGGTAGATGTGCAATTAACAAACCTACCGGACATTTTTTATACGATCCATATGAGTTTCTTCCTGAATGGAAAGATACAGAATTTGAGAAATTGTATAATGATATCCCTTACGAAGTTAGTGAACTAAGATTAATCAGACTAACTCCTGGAGAATGTTATAGGTCACATAGCGATATTGATGATCGAATCCATTTAAATTTACAAGCCAGTGATCAATGTTATCTGATAAATCTCAACGATCAAGAGATGCACAAATTAGAAACAGATGGTAACTTTTATCAAATGGATGGTTCTTATTTGCATACCGCAGTAAACTTTGGCAGCATAGATAGAATCCAATTAGTAATGCGTATACCTTTGAAGAAATATTCTGGAGAGGATTTTATCGCAATTAAAATAATCTTTAAAACTATTCCTTACAATCTTAGATACGTTGTAGATCAAACAATATCTCCATTGCTAAACAGATATGTTAAAGATGGTAGACTAGGGTCATTCGAGTGCCCTATTACTACTGAATATGATTTATTAATAGAACCAGAAGCATTGGCCACTATTGTACACACGCTCGATCAAGTAAACTTAGATTATGATGTTGTGAGAATATAATGATTAAAGGTATCAACGGATCCCCCTATGTAAACATCGAACCCCATATAGACATTGAGGGGTTCAGTAAACTGCACTACAAGATCTGTAGAGGATTAGTGCAGTCAAAATACAAGAAAGAAGGTAATATGGTCAAGCCAGGTGGCTGTGAAGGAGCCTACGAGTTAACATTTAAACCCCTGTATCAGGCACTAGAAGAATATCACGCTTTGCCAGAAGACCATGAGATACGAGTAGAAGGCCGTGCCATAGGTGAATACAAGAATCGCGATGATTTTATGTTGTTCTTAAAACTAGCACTTGGTGCCTATGATCCGTATCAGTTTGTGTTCTTAAAAACAGAAGCGGGCGGTTGGGAATCACGTTTTGATGAAAAGACCTGGACTCCAGATGTGGAGCTATTTCCGGAGCTTAAGATATGGTTAGAAAATCTAGTAGAGCAGAAAGTATTCAAACATCTTGGCCGTGTTATATTCTTCAAAGCAGAACACGATTGTCTAATGCCCTTGCATCGCGATTTGATCTTACCCGACGAACACAATTACTTCCCACATAGGCACGAGTTTATACACGTGCGTCCTAATTTAGATAAACCTTTCTATATATGGGATTCCGAGACTGATCAAAAAATACTGACAGATAAGCGTGCTGTTTGGTTTAACGATCAAGATTGGCATGCCGGTGGTAGAGTAAACAAGCAAAGTTACAGCCTAAGGATCGATGGTCCGTTCACAGATGAATTCCGTGAGCGTATTGGTGTTGCTCATCTAGACAACTATTAACCTCTATCAAATCCAATATAGTGAAACATAAACTTCTGTGTTAATCCACAGTTAAATCCTAGATGCCATTCATCCCACTTGTTCCATTTATACACAGCACCTTGTTCTGTCATATGAAATGCTTGATCTTTTAAGATAAAGATCTTGCCCATAGCAGGTGGTTCAATAAAGAAACTGTAGCGCACCATACGAGGATCGTGTCTATGTGTTTGATACTCTTTAACAATATCCCAATGTAAAGGCACACACTTACCCGGACGCATAGAACTGACCCAGACATTGTAAGAATCAGCATTGACTAGATCTCCAAACAGGTCTACAACATTAGTATCAAAATGTGTACCCGGATAATAGTTGATCCATTCCACAGTATCAGACCCCATATACCCAGCGTTGGTCCAAATATCACGCATCTCATATTTTTTCTGTAGTAGCTCTTCATCGAGTTCTACAGCATTTCCATAGGGTGTTTCTGATGTGCGAACATCACCTTGCTGTACTCGTAAGTGTTCTATTAACGAATCACAATCTATTTGATTTTTGAAATTTCCTACGTAAGTTGCGTGCATCGGATCTTTATACCTTTAAAGTTCTAACCTATAAATAAATTCATGCTTACACTCAATGGTAAACCTTTTATTACACTAGACCCTTATTTAGACATTCCTAAGATGTTAAGTCTTAGAGATGAATGGGAATTTCTACTCTGCAAAAGCTGGGATAAAATACGCACAGGTGTTTGGAATGCCGGTGGACATGCTCCCGAGGACATATATAGTCCATACGAAGTATTCCGCGAAAAAGGACTCTTATACTACGTTTACGAGCGTGCTAATGAGGAGAGAAAGACTAATCCTAAGTTAGATCAACAACTAAGATATTTTGAAGATAAGGATGATAAGCACGGATTAAGTAGACTGCTTAAATTAAAATATGGAGCATTTGATCCATATAACATCTTAAACATCAGAAAAACTGTTAGTAGCCATTATGCGGCCGATGCTTATATTTTTACAGAAGAAGATTGGAATACTTATAGTTGGGTGGATTATGTTGATGAGTTTCCTAATCTTAAAAACTTTGTAGAAAGTTTGCCTATGGACCGTTTGGGAATCGTAACAGTGTTCTATAACGAACATTATATTCCATTAGGTCATCATAGAGATTTTAATTACTTTCCAAGAGAACGTGGTAATAAACCAGAAACATTCCCACATCGCCAAGAACTTATATGGTTCCGCTTTGACATTGATCGTCCTTTTTATCTATTTGATCTAGACGAAAAACTAGGAACAGTTAAAAACGCTGTACCTGTTGAAGGACATGCAGCATTTTTCAACCATCATAATTGGCACGGAAATTTTGATTCTTATTCCAAGAGCAGTATAACTGTTAAAGTTGAAGGTAGATTCACCCCGGAGTTTCGAGAACTAATCGGGGTGAATAATTTGGAATACTATTTTAAAGAAGATTAATCGTAAAGTGGAATATATTTTGTAACTCCATTAACAGTAACTTCTAACCAGCTATCGACAGTAACAGCATCTACAGGAGTATTTCCAGTTTCTCCTATTAGGTTTATATTAGCTGTCATTAATTTACCATCTGTACCATCGAAAATCATAGTACTTGCGTCACTGAATAAGGAACCTGTTAAATCAGCTCTTAATCCACCACGTATTATTGCATCGCCATTTACGTCTAAAGTAGCTTGAGCGTTCTCTTGATTTACACCTAATTGACCAAAACAGTCAAATGTTAAATAGTTAGCTGGATCAATTGCATCTTCACCTACAGTAGCTACAAAGAATTTTCCTGGAAGGTGGGTTGCTGTTGGATTACCAGTAGGATCTACTTGACTACCAATAAGAACTACAGATGCGTCACTATCAACAGACGATTGATAACCTTTAAAGATTATAGAACCTAAAGATTCACCACCATCGAAGTCAATGGAATTACCACTTATATCTTTCTTAGTAGTATAAATGTCAACATGATTCGAATCATCAATGATATCATCTATATCATTGGTTACATTTTCAGTACTGTTTAATACTATTCTAAACTGTGGTTCATCAATAAGACCATTACCTTGAACGGTTACAGGAGTAAGACCAGTAGCAATAATAAAATTGTTATCAACAGTTAATCCAACAGTTGATAACGTGTTACCAAATAGAGTATTACTAACACCGTCTACCAACACAGTAGAATCGTCACCAAATACTGATCCAACTAAATTTCCTTGTAATGCTTCACCTACATCAATACCAATTGGAGAACCACCAATAGTTGAACCAAATGGAAGATTAACGGATGAACCACTTGCTGTTAGTACAGCATTACCTAGGTAAAGAGAAGTACCACTTAGATATAAATCTTTGAATCTTGCTGTTGGACTACCAATGTCAAATACTAGGCTAGAACTAGGAATAATGTCGCCTTTAACTGTACCATCAAGGTTAATTTTTCCTTCAATAGCATCTACCAATAAACTTGAATCATCAGCAAATAATGACCCCTGGAATCCATCAGCTTGTATAACTCCACTATAATCTGGTAGACTAACTGTGGCTATAATTTGATTACCGCTATCATTATATGTGAAAGTAATACCGGAATGACCTGCATGTGTAAACAACGGTTCTACAGCATCTTGTATATCTTCATCTGAAAAACCAGATACTGGAGTTAGTGCATTTGGCAATGTAGCACCATCACCAATATATAATTTTTTATCGTTGGTAGTCCATAACAGCTCACCTTGAGCTAATGGCACTATCATGGCATTTTTTTCTGCTTCAGTGCCTCTGCGAATTTGTAAGGGCATATCTAAAACTCCTGGAGTATTCTTTCCTAACTCATATATTTATGTCAAGAGAAACAATCCATAATACTTAAAAAGTTACTATAACAGCCTAAATATCGCCTTTAACAGGCTTTTCATCCCAACGTTTTTTCTCAGGGCTAAACTGATTAGTTCTAAATGTAGTGATCTGCTGATCTTCTTCCCACCATGTATTTACTACAGGAATAATACGAATTCCTGGGTGGCTTGGTGCTTCCGCTATGCTTGGGCTGTTCCAGCATCCTTCATGTAAGACTCCATTAGATTCTGATGATGTAGCTCGATGCAGAAGCCCTAGATTAACTGCTTGAGGAAATTTGCAATCTTCAAGAGTTAGCGTAATAAATCCGCCTGCCTCTGTAGGCATATACATTTCTGTAGGAATTTCAGCTGAAGCTAATGTGGTGAAAAATAGGGCAGAAAACATGATATTTTTAATCATCGTTACTCCTCGCGGTCGAAGGTAACGATCGCTACAACTATTTAACTTTTATGATGTTAATAAATTGTAACTATTTTAACGGAGGACCCACTAACCAAGTAACAATACTTTTTCGTTCACCTGCGGTTACTGGTTCAACACCGTGCATGATGTGGCATGGAAACACTACAACCGAACCAGGCTTAGTTTCTATATATTGTTTGTTTTTTGCATCGTGCATAAAGTAAAAACGTCCGCCTTCGTAGTCGTCATTAAGAAATGCTATTGCTGTTAGCTTACGTACTATTCCCGGCGAAACTACCTGCGTGTCTACGTGGCCGTCATACTTGTCGCCGGTACCTTCATAGGTTAGTAAATCACACTGTGATACACCATAGATGTCATATTGCCAACAACGCATATTAGCCTTCATGCCAAACGAATGAAGCATCATTGCCATAAAGTTAAACTCTCCAGGATACTGTGCGGTGACTTTTCTAAACTTTTCGTTTAAATTTCCATTGCCAACATAGCCCGGAAACTCCTCTAGAGTTTCTGATTCTTTAAGAAATAGTTCAATTAAATTCTTAGGTATATGTTCTGGAAACTCCCAGTACATAAAATCATTGTGTACGTTGTTTTCTTCCATTTAAGAATACTCCACATCTGCAGCCAATACAAATCTATAATTGTTGCTTTGAACAATACCGGGTCTATGATAAACATTGCTAGGATATACTACCCAGGTAAAATCGCTTGGACGTATGAAAAATTTGCCTTCTCCGTTAGGACCATTTGGTGCCATCTCTGTTCCACAATAATCTCGATCGTTAACATCCTCAGGTATGTGTAGATATAAAACACCACTCATCATACTAGATCCCGGATTTTTAGGATGCCAGTGATCGTGCCACAGGTTTTCGCGATCTTCAGCACCCTCAAGATTAGTCATATAACTCCACGCCATCATGTTTGATACTTTAACTTCACGACCTAGATACATGAACACACTAAACAAAAAGCTCATACGATACTTTAACCATACTTCTTCTGGTCGTGCAAATATATTTTCTTTGGTTTGATATTTTGGACTATTGGTAAAATAATTACCGTCAGCTATTATATCTTTGATAATTTCGCAGGCTTCTTGATTATCTTGAGATGTGATAATGCCGCTGAAATCAAATTTGCGTACCAGTGAGTTTTGATCGATTACATTCATTTGAAATTAAATGCTATAGAAATTCTTACATCGTCGGACATATTTGCTTCAACGTAATGACGCATATATGCTGGAAATATTATCAAGAGTTTTTCTCTTGGGATTTGTTTTATCTTGGTTACATTATTTTCATTATTTTCGTATTCATGTATCCAATCAACAAATGAGTCTGGTCGTTCGATAACTAAGTCGCCGCAATCTTTAGGTGCTTTAACATATAGCACTGCTGATATATACGACCCTGGATGATTATGAGCAGTATTGTAATGGTATTTTTCGTTTACATTGAACCAATAATTTCCCAATGTAGGTTCTTTGGTAATTCCTAGATCGTTATAGACTTCTTGAACTTTTGTTGTAACAGAATCGATAAGGCCGGTCATAAAAGGTTTTTCATACCTTGTGTAACTCTTACTTTGCCATCCCCCTCTGTTACTGTACGTTTCACCTGGGATTCTATTTTTTAAGTCAATTATGGCTGACTCTATACTGGTTAGCACATAGTCTAACTCTTCTACAAATACAGCATTGGTGAAAGGTGCGATTTTAATCATTTGATTGGAGCGGGATAAGGGGATCGAACCCTCGCTAAAAGTTTGGAAAACTCTTGTGCTACCATTACACCAATCCCGCACATATTAACTGTGTCCTTTGTGAATTTTATCAAAGAAGTCTTTTCTGGTATAAAGGCCTTGTTCAACTTCTAATAATGCTGTTACTGCCGGACCGTAATTGCCACTAACTTTTGGAGTTGAACCGTGTTTTATTTCACGAGCTCTTTCTGCGGCTATTAAGATTAGATCAAATTGATTACCACCTACTACTTCCACTGCTTTTTGTGTGTCATTTGGTGCGCGATTCCTATCTATTCTTGTTAACGGCATTTAATTCTCCTAGTATTGTTGTGGTGCCGGGTATCGGAATTGAACTGATGACCTTCGCATTACAAGTGCGCTGCTCTGCCTGCTGAGCTAACCCGGCGTTAATTTTTAAACAGTTGTTACAGTTGTTCTTTCTTGGACCAACGCAATTCTATTAAGAATCTTACGTTTGTCTTTTTTCTTAGAAGTTTTTTCTAACATTGTGTTTAATTGATTTAAATTTAATGGACCTAGTCTAGGTTTACCTGTACGGGTCTGCATTGGGTTTGCTGTTTTCTTTGATGCCATAATAACTCCTTAATCTTTTTCTATGAATGAATGACTACCGTCGCAGTTGCCATCTGGATCTTTTGTTCTACCACAAGTACAATTACCTTGTGTTGCTTGAAGAGTTCCCTCAGCGACTAATCTAGATATTTCACCAATAGGGGTATCTGCTGGATACACTTTTTCAACTTCGCCTGTAGATTTGTTCAGCTCAAACTCTGGTAATATTTCTTTTTTCTTTTTGCCAAAGATAGCGTCAAATCTATTGTCAAACTCATCCTTGCTGACACTAAAAGGACGAGGGCGACTGCCTTTTCCTGCTTCGTGTGCCATGGGTTACTCCTTATTATTTTCTTTAACACGTGGTCCGCGGAAAGGTTGAGATGAAGCTAACTCTGCTTGTATAAACATCTTTTTGACAAGATTGCGGTTTTCTTTAGGGGTGTTAGCGATCATCTGTTTTGCTGATTTACTTAAATTGAAGTTTGCGTTTGGTTTCATGATACAATAATTATCCTTTTATATTAAGCGGTGCGCTGAATTAGATGCCAACCAAACTGTGTTTGAACTGGCTCACTTAGACTACCAACTTCTAAACCAAAAGCAGCATCTTCAAACGGTTTGACCATTTGGCCACGACCAAACGGTCCTAGGTTACCACCATTACTGCCACTAGGACATTTGCTGTGTGTCTGTGCGAGGGAGGCAAAATTTTCACCACTTGCAATCTTTGCTTTTAATGTATTAGCTGTGTTTAAATCTTCTACTAAAATATGACTTGCTGTTACCTGTGACATCTGCTTCTCCTATTAAATTGGTACTCCCAACGAGATTCGAACTCGTGTTACCTGCGTGAAAGGCGGGTGTCCTCGGCCTCTAGACGATGGGAGCATTGTTTATATTATACATTCAAAAGATCTTTCTGTATAATTTTTTCTTTGAAATTGGTACTAAAATCCAATGGTTCATTATCCAAAGTAAACCAATTATATAACTTGTCTGCTAATATCTGATGATTGTCTTTGGATAAATGATTAATCCTATAATCACCGTATCCTTCTTTCTGAGAAACTTTGCTTAAAATTTCAAACTGTTCTTGGTAACTATCGCCTGGGAATTCTTTCACAGACACTTCTAATAACGTACCCTTCTGCCCCGGAATCTCATCAAATGCGCTGAATACTCTACTACGAGCACGACTGGCTGCTATTAAAGAAAAACCAATACTACGATCTATAGCATAATCACGTTTAGCATTATCTAGATATTTTAGATATTGTTCAACAGCATTTTTCTGTTCTTTGCTGATCACATTAAAAAACAATAACATATTTTGCCAATTAGAAAGATCTGGCCTATCTTCAAAAAACCATATTCTCGAACTTTCTGTTAACTGTGATAAAACAAAATCTTCTGGTTGGTGATCGTGAATATCGTTCCAAAATAATTCGGCGATTCGTGTATTAGCGATACCACTCTCACCTCGATTCATCACCCGCTCGACACCTAATTTTTCTGCGAGTATCTTATACCAAGGATCATGCGGTATAGTTTTATTTTTTAATTCTGTAAAACTATCACCATATAACCAAAGTGTTTTCTTCATACTATCCTTAATTGGTTGCGGGGGACGGATTCGAACCGCCGATCTACAGCTTATGAGACTGTCGAGTTGCCACTTCTCCACCCCGCGATAAATCTTTGGTGGGCCCACCTGGACTCGAACCAGGGACCAAAGGATTATGAGTCCTCTGCTCTAACCAACTGAGCTATAGGCCCTACTTAAAAATGGCGGAAACGAAGAGATTCGAACTCTTGAAACCTTTCGGTTTGCTTCGTTAGCAGTGAAGTGCCTTCGACCACTCGGCCACGTTTCCAATTCTTGTGGCCTGCCCTAGTGGATTCGAACCACTGACCTACAGCTTAGAAGACTGTTGCTCTATCCGGCTGAGCTAAGGGCAGGTACTATATAACTATTATACAGTAATTAACGAGGATTGTCAATTACATATTACCGTTCTGAAATCCTATATTGCCACCTTCTGCTTCGATACGCTTGATAACGTCTTCGAACAAGATAGGACGAAAGTCTGTTTGCTCTACACATACACAATGATATCTAGGGTCAATTGGTTTTTTACCAGTTTCAAAATCTATACCAGAATCCATTAACACACGACCGGTGTGTAGATGTCCGTGTATATTTGTACCAAATCGTCCTAAACTTGCTGGATGTATAGGTATATGACTTAATATCATTCCGTTCATAACGTGATAGGCACGCAGTTCACGGAAGTGTTCACGATATTCATCGTCTCTAAAGATGTCATGGTTACCACGAATTAAAACTTTGTCGCCGTTTAATCTCGACATGATTTTTAACGCTTTACGATTAATAACAACGTCACCTAAATGGTAAACTTTATCGTTAGGTCCAACTGTTTCGTTCCATGCCTTTACCATAAACTCATCCATTTCATCTGGATCAGTCCAAGGGCGAATTTTAACTCCGGTATCTTCGTGCGTGAAACGACAGACACCAGCGTGACCAAAGTGAGTATCACTTACTAAAAATACCGATGGCATTAGAGATTAATTAAATTGCGTCTTGAGAAATTAGAAGATGTTTTCCAATTTCGAATAGGCCAACTGCGCCTGGGGTGTCTAATGTGCTGACATGGATTTGTGCAAGGCCGTCTTCGTCTAATGAACACGCAATGAATTCTTTGATCTGTCCACTTTCGATTTGTTTTTTCATGTAATTGATGACTTCGAGCATTTCATCTCTACGATGTTCCGCGGCTTTGTCTTTTGGTTCAAAACTAATAATGTTATCCATCGTTTTTCCTTATTTTAGCAATTGATCTGCTGCACCAAATTCTATTAATTCTTCTGCTGTCATCCAAACATCAGTCGGAGGCAATAATTTATTTTTTATCATAGCTACACTTTTGCCTGTTCCTTCTCGTAGAATATCTATCATTCTATCTACACAGTTTTCATTTTCTTTCATCTGTGCTTTAACATCATGATATTTGTCGTCGTATCCGGTACTCATCTGATGGCACATAATACCTGTATTTTTAGCTATGTATCTCTGACCTTTAGCACCACTGATAAAAATCAAGAATCCTGCACTCATAACAGATCCAATCCCAATAGTCTTGATTTTAAGTTTGCTGGCTTTCATGATATCGATTAATGCAAATGCAGAATAAAGGTCGCCGCCTATACTATTGATATACAATGTTAGGAACTTGTTTTCTCTAGGTTGAATAATGAGATTTTCGTAGGTGATCCATTTGATACAGTCGTTCACCGTTTCCTCAGTAATTTCTCCGGTGAGGAAATAGTGAGATTTTTCCAATAGGCTAATGCCTATACGATCGCTGGCGTTGAATTCGTTGTTTTTCTTCAAAATAGCACCTTAGGTAGACCCTGTATTTATCATGATTATAGCATACTATAATTTAGAAGACGCTGACAAGATATCCAATTATCCCCACATAAGTTAGATAATGGAGACCTTGATCTGCACCTAACCAAACCCAAAACATGCGATCAACTGTGGTTAACCCTTTGTTCAACTGCTGTTTACCCCAATCAATGTGATAGTGTAATAATCCGTCTGCTGCTGCTACAGTTACAGCATCGTGTAAGTTTTGGGCAAAAAACACACAGATTAACAAAGTAAAGGCTGCATGTAGGCCTGCATGGTGCCATCCTCCCTCTGCGCCGTATGTGCCTTTTTCACGTATCATATAAGGAAACTGTAGTAAAAAATCACAGATAAAATGCTTGATACCAAATAGTGCCAATAGTAAGATTATGATGTCCATTATGATAATTCCTGTATAACTCGATAATTGTTCCATGCTGTTTCAACTGCTTGATTTTTGGGTGACTGGCTAGGATACATATCCATCCAATGATATGTAGAATCTGGAATCCAATGTCTGTCAATCCCTTGTAATCTAGGTTGTATTAATTTGTTAAGAGCTAATAAGTCTCTAAGTGTGTCAATATAAATTTCACGATAATTGGCATCAAGTACGGTACTGTGTATCCAGTTATCTATTATATCTTCAAGATTTCGACCTTCACGAATGCTGGTAAGACTGACAACAAATGCCACGTCCTCTACTTTAACTCGTTCGTGAGCAATATCTTCTATACACTTAGATAATCTAAATCCTATTTTCATTTTAACTTATTAACTCCTCGGTGCGGCACTTTGGCCTTGGATCTATGGGCTTTGGATACTCGTTTATTTTTTGATAACTTATGGCTAGTATTCCTCGTAGAGGTTCTTCTAATTTCTTCTGTTGCGGATCTTGTAGGTTTAGGAGTCTCAATGTATTGAAAACTAACTCCGCCACTTCTTGCCAATCTTCTTTTCTGTCCATACTCCCCTCCTACATGAAAATAAGTTTTCTTTATTCTACAAACTTTCTTATGGTCAAATATATTAAACATTCTACAATCTTTACCAGTTACCTTGTCTAAGGCATGATCAGTTAGGGTTTTACCAGTGGTGCCATAGGCCACAGCATCACCAGCAGTTTTCGCAGTATCTACGGCTTCGGCCACGGCTACAGCAGTAGCCCCTGCACCCATGTTACCTGCTATCATAGTAACGCATCCATTTAATAAAAACATCAGTGGTAATATCCAAAGATGCAATTATTTTTTCTTGCCTTTGCGTAATTCTAATATTGCTAATGCCTGTTTACGCTGTAGTTCTTGTGTGACTTCAAGATCTTTTTCAAGATTTTTAATACGATTTTTTAAAACATTAATATCATTTTTCAATGATAGGTCGTATGATTTAACTTCTTCAAGTTGTTTTTCTAATTTGACATTAGTCTGTCTCGATGCTTCTAACTCTATATTGAATTGATGTACACTGTAGAGTAAAGATGCTAATGATAATGCTGCCACGATAAAAATAGACCAAAAAGTGTGTCTATTAGACATTAAGTAATCCTTTCTAAATATATGATGTTTTTGTACTATAAACTATTATAGCATCATATAGACTGTTTGTCAATCTAACTCATGCCCATCTTAGTGCAAACAATGTAGCATCTTTAGGATCTTCAAAACGGAAAGCAAATCCTTTTGTGTTCTGATATCCGTGCAGATGATATCTTCCACCGCATGTGTGATCTACCCAAGTTACGATCATATTGGGATTATAGTTGGGGCTTTCTAACATCTGTTCCCATTTAATAACGACCTCAGGCCAATCTGGTGGCGGCCATCTATCTAGTTTATTCATTTTATTCTCCGCACCATTTTAACATAAACATCACCTTCTTTTGCTCATCATAAAAATCAAGGTGAATAAAGGTTTGTTCGTCAGTCCAAAAGATATCAACTTCGTCTTTGACTTCTCTACGATGTCGGCGAACGGTGAATCCAAGTTTGCGTTTACATACATCACGAATAGCAATACTCATACCGTGCGTTCTTAACAGTGAGGGCCAAATGCGTTGTTCCCAATCGTCTGCTTCTAATTCAACTGATTTCATCGATTCGATTCATTATCTAGACGATGCTAATAACATTAAGGTAAACAAGAACCACCAAGGATTCCATCCACACCATCCTACCAAGTAGGCAGTACCCGCTAGTAGACTTAAATTATATACTATTGCCATAAGTAACTTCATTAGACCACCTTGTCATAAAAATTGTTGCTTTAGTTTCGTCTTCAAACATAAACCATTCACGCAATGGATTCGAGTCGTCATCTTCTGGCACTGGGATCACTTTGGCACCTTGTCCTTCAAACCACTGTTTTAAAGTTGTATTATATAATTCATTATCTTTATGATCTTTAATAACATTTTTATCAAAATACTTAATAGCATTAAACCAGTATGGATACATGGATATTTTTATCATAAATCAATGTATCGTAATTTGAAACTATCAGCCTGCGGTTCGTGACCACTATAGCCGCGAGGGTTACACACCACACGTGTAGCACCAATCATATAGTCGAATGGCTCATGTGTATGACCGTGTGTCCACAACTTAATCTGTGGACGATAAGCGATGAAGTCATCTAGGTCGCTGGCAAACGCACCATTCATGATCTTGTCGTGGGCATACTTAGGATGCACGCTTTTGAAGCTAGGACAATGATGCCCAACTACGATAAACTTATGGGTTGGGCGATCGTAGGTAATGTGATTGATATAGTCCATGCTCTTCTTATGAAATATAACGGTATCTTCTGGAGTTAGTCGTGAAGATTTACCCCATTCATTTAAGGTCCTAGCACTGTTCTTAATGCTCTGGAAATCTGACATCATTGAACTTACGTGATATAAAGTAAGACTATCTTCTTCATTCATGTTGGTCCATAAGGTTACACCAATGAAAGTATACTCTCCGATATCTACAGTTTCGTCATCTATGATGTGTAGATTGTCGTAGGCCAATTCACGTTTTAAATGTGCAGTGGTATGTTGAACATCATATGAATAGTGTTCGTGATTACCTAAAACATAGACGACTTTAGGAAAACGCTCACAGCATTCTTTAAAAAATTTTCTATAACGAGCATCGTGATGATGTTCTCTATTTAAATGTTTAGCCACACAGATATCGCCAGATAATACAAGTACATCTGCGTTTTCTGTATTGTGTAGTTCTAGGGTACCAAACTCTAGATGTACATCTGATGCGAGTGCGATTTTCATAATACTATTATAGCATCTTTTGGTTGATTTGTCAACTGCCCCAACGGAGCAGAAATACTGTTATTTGTTTTTTATTTTTAAATTGGAATTGATCGTATGATGTTCTACGACCACAGTTATGTTCTTGACACCATTTTTGAATATCATCTAATTCTTCATCAGAGCCAAGCCATTCGTTAGCCACTAAACATAAGGGTTTCTTTTCAACCCAATGCATCTACGACCACTTAAGAACGAACAATGTAGCATCAGATTCGTTTTCAAAATACCAAATACGATACCCGTCTATGTTTAGATCACGAAACTTGTTTTGGCAGTTTTCTAAACACCAAGTAAGTTTTTCTGGAAAGTCGTCATCTTGTAATTTAACAGGATGATAGTTTTCTAATAGCTTCATTAATCGATCATCTTGAGCGAGATCGTGTTCTGCTTTTTGTGCTTTAGATATCCAAGAAGGTCCTCCGCCTCCAGCACCACCTAAGGTGATTGGGTAACTACTAGAACCAGCACCACCTGAAGAAATATAAGATGACATTATTTGTT